TTTTGCACGGAACTATATTAATATTGTTACTCTTGACCACGGATTGCAGACATTCAATCCGTATCCATTCCAAGAAACAATGCTTGATCGATTTCATAATAATCGATTTAATATTTGCAAACTCCCCAGACAGTCTGGAAAATCTACAATTGTTGTTTCATATCTTTTACATTACGCAATTTTTAATGATAATGTAAATATTGCAATTCTTGCTAACAAAGCATCTACAGCAAAAGATTTATTAGATAGATTACAAACAGCATATGAGAATTTACCTCGTTGGTTACAACAAGGAGTTTTAACCTGGAACAAAGCATCTCTTGAATTAGAGAATGGATCTAAAATTATTGCAGCGTCAACTTCTGCATCTGCAGTTCGTGGTGGATCCTACAACATCATTTTTTTGGACGAATTTGCATTCGTTGCTAATCACATTGCTGATCAGTTTTTTAGCTCAGTTTACCCTACAATTTCATCTGGTAAAAATACAAAAGTTATAATTGTTTCTACCCCACACGGTATGAATCATTTTTATAAACTTTGGCATGATGCAGAAAGGGGTAAAAATGAATATATTCCAACTGAGGTTCATTGGAGCGACGTTCCTGGGAGGGATGAGGTATGGAAGAAGCAAACTATTGCAAATACATCAGAACAACAATTTAGAGTTGAATTTGAATGTGAATTTTTGGGATCGGTTGATACTTTGATTAGTCCTAGTAAATTAAGAAATTTAGTTTATGAATCTCCAACAATTAGCAATCATGGACTTGATGTTTTTGAAGATTCTAAGGAAGAACATAATTATGTTATAACTGTTGACGTTGCTAGAGGAGTTGGTAATGATTATTCAGCATTTACTGTTATTGATATAACTCAATTTCCGCATACTTTAGTAGCAAAATATAGAGATAATGAAATAAAACCAATGTTATTTCCCAGCATTATTCATGAAGTTGCCAAAAATTATAATGATGCTTATATATTATGTGAAGTTAATGATGTCGGAGATCAAGTAGCAAGCATTCTTCAATATGATTTGGAATACAATAATTTATTAATGTGTTCCATGAGAGGTAGAGCGGGGCAAATTGTTGGTCAAGGTTTTTCTGGTAAAAAGACACAACTTGGTGTCAAGATGTCAAAAACTGTTAAAAAAGTTGGATGCCTTAACCTTAAAACTTTAGTTGAAGAAAGTAAACTCTTATTTAAAGATTATGATATTATTAGTGAACTAACCACATTTATTCAAAAGTCAAATTCATTTGAAGCAGAAGATGGGTGTAACGACGATTTAGCAATGTGCTTGGTGATTTATGCTTGGTTAGTTGTTCAAGATTACTTTAAAGAACTTACGGATCAAGATGTAAGAAAAAGATTATATGAAGAGCAAAAAAACCAAATAGAGCAAGACATGGCACCGTTTGGATTTATTGTAGATGGATTGGATTCAAATAGTTTTGTTGATGGTGATGGTGATAGATGGTTTACTGATGAATATGGAGATATGTCATACATGTGGGAGTATAGATAATGGAATTGGACAAGCAGATAAAATTAAGTCATTTATTGCTTGTAGATAGAAAATGTAGAGTATGTGGAGAGAATAAAAACTTAATTGATGGATTTTATAGAACTAGAAAAAAAAGGGGTACAGTTGCTTCTTCTTATTCTTATGAGTGTAAAGATTGTACGATAAAAAGAATTATAAATTCTAGAAAAAAACCAACTAAAGTTATAGAATGGGAATATCCAGATTGGTAAATATTGTTCACCCACAATTTCCCCCACGTAATTACCTATTTTCCTAAATATTTTCAGATAAACTGAGACTTTTACGGAGAATTATCCATGGCGACTCCTCAATTATCTCCTGGTGTACTGACTAGAGAGGTTGATTTAACCGTAGGAAGAGCTGAAAATGTATTAGATAATATTGGGGGTATTGCAGGACCTTTTGAACTTGGTCCTGTAAATGAACCAATTACTGTTGCTACGGAACAGGAACTAATCAACAACTTTGGTAGACCACAAACAGCAGATAACCAATATGAGTATTGGATGAGTGCTTCATCCTACTTATCATATGGTGGTGTTCTAAAAGTTGTTAGAACAGATGGTGCTAATCTTGCAAATGCTAACGTTGGTGTTGGTACAACTAGCGTAACTGGTGTAAAGATTAAAAACTTTGATGATTTTAATTCAAACTTTACAAATACTGCAGCAAGTTTTTATTATGCTGCAAAAAATCCAGGAACCTGGGCAAACGGTTTAAAAATTTGTTATATTGATGATCTTGGAGATCAAATTCTTGGTTTTGGCACAACTTCCATAACCAATCTTGGAGCACAAGTTGGATATGCGGTTACCGTAGACATTAGTGGTAAGGTTATTCCTGGAACTGGAACAACCGCAGTATTCCAAGGTTATCTAAAAGGAGTAATTACTCAAACAATCGATTCTCCAGAAACTGGAGTAAGTGCTTTGGTTGTTAAAGTTCACTCTAGAGTTTCTACTGCTGGAACAGAACCAGGAAAGCACACTAGGGTTAGTTACTCACAAAATAGTGAATTCGGTTCATTCTTAAAGGACCAAAGAGTTACAATTATTGATCCTAATGGTGATGTTGCTTCGCCAACAGATTCAATTTCAGCAATTGGAATTACATCTTCAACCGCAATTAATGGTGAACAGGGACAAACTTATATTGGAGTTGGAGGAACCACTGCTGGATCTGGATCTGCAGCCACATTTAACATCACCAGAAATAATACTGATGGTAATGTTTTAACAGCAACTATTGTAAATGCTGGATTAGGATACACTGTAGGTGACACGGTTTCTATTGCAGGAACTTCTGTTGGAGGATATAATTTATCTCAGGGTGTTATTAATGTTATTGGATTAACAACTGCACCTGTTGTGGCATCGGCATCAAATGGAGTTTATCTCTCAGTTGCTGGTGTAAGCACTGTTGGAACTGGAGTATCCTTTAACGTTTACAGAAATGGTTCGGGAGGAATTGGTACTGTTACCATGATTAGTCCTGGAGCAGGGTATAATGCTGGTACAGTAGTTACAATTCCTGGTGCATCTATAGGTGGACTTACTCCTGGAGATAATGCAACATTAACTGTAACATCTTTAAGAAACGATAGAGTTATTCTTACAGTAACAAATAGCAATTCCAGACTTCTTGTTGATGGAGTTGATGACTGGTATGACTCACAAACTTTAGGATTAAAAAATTCAACCATTTATTGGAGAACGATTGCTCCAAAACCAGGAACATCAAATTATGTTGCTGAGAGAAATGGCGAAAATGATGAATTACACGTTGCGATTGTTGATGATGATGGAACACTAACAGGAATTAAGGGAAATATCCTTGAGAAGCACCTGTTTTTATCTAAAGCAAAAGATACAGTATCGCAAGTAAATTCTCCACAAAAAATGTGGTATAAAAATTACCTTGCAAATTATTCAAACTATATCTATGCAGGCGCAAATCAATCCACTCAAAATGATACCACTTGGAATTCATTCCCAGTATCAACGGTATTTAATTTAGCTGCTAGCAGAGGACCTTACAGTTTTGGAGATCATCCAACTGTGTTTAGTGTTCCATCACTACCTAATTTAGTTTGGGATAGAGATGCTAAAGATTCTACTTTCTCATCTGTTGGTAAAGTTGTATATGATCTTGGAAAAGGTAAAAATTATACAACACAAGGTAATCTAAAATCAACTTTAGGTGATGTTATTGAATCATATGAATTGTTTAATAACAAAGAAGATGTTGCTGTTGATTACTTACTAATGGGACCAGGATTAGATTCATTAAATGATTCTCAAGCAAAAGCAAATAAACTAATTTCTATTGCTGATGGAAGAAAGGATTGTATTGCTGTGGTCTCTCCACATAGAGCATCAGTTGTTGATCTATCAAATCCTGTAGTACAAACTAACAACATTATTGAATTCTTTGGACCACTTCAGTCTTCATCATATGCAGTATTTGATAGTGGATATAAGTATACTTATGATAGATTTAATAATCTATTCCGCTATATTCCTTGCAACCCAGATATTGCTGGATTGATGGCAAGAACAAATCTTGTTGCATATCCATGGTTCTCACCAGCTGGACAACAAAGAGGTGTTTTAAAGAATGCTATCAAATTAGCATATAATCCAAATAAAACTCAAAGAGATTCTCTATATTCTGCGAGAATTAATTCAATTGTAAATCAACCTGGATCTGGAGTTCTTCTCTTTGGAGATAAAACTGCATTATCATATGCTTCTGCATTTGATAGAATTAATGTTCGTAGATTATTCTTAACTGTTGAGCAAGCTCTCGAAAGAGCAGCAGAAGCACAACTGTTTGAATTTAACGATCAAATTACAAGATCAAACTTTATAAACATTGTTGAACCATACTTACGTGATATCCAAGCTAAGCGTGGAATTTATGACTTCCTTGTAATTTGCGACGAAACTAATAACACACCAGATATTATTGATAATAACGAATTTAGAGCTGATATCTTCTTGAAACCAGCCAAATCAATTAATTATATCACTCTAACTTTTGTTGCGACCAGAACTGGTGTCAGTTTTGAAGAAGTCGCTGGTAGAGTTTAACCTACTGGATGATTAAATAAAAAGGAGGAACCCTAACAATGCCAAGAGCAATTAGAACTATCACCGACTTCAAAGCAAAACTTCAAGGCGGTGCAGCAAGACCAAATCTATTTGAAGTTAGTATTCCACGTTTCCCAGGTAGTGTATCTGGTTGGGATGATGAGACTTTTAACTTCTTATGCAAATCAGCTGCCTTACCAGCATCTAACGTAGCTTCAATTGATGTTCCATTTAGAGGAAGAATTTTAAAAGTCGCTGGAGATCGTACATTTGATGTTTGGACTGTTACAGTTATTAATGATGAAGATTTTAAATTAAGAACTGCTTTTGAGCAGTGGATGAATCAGATTAGCAAACTCAGTAATGCTACTGGTGCAACAAGTCCAGCATCATACATGGTTGATGCTTATGTACATCAACTTGGTAGAGGAGAAACAAAGTTTTCTCGTTCTAACACAGCATCTAACACAAATACACCATTAAGATCTTATAGATTATACGATATATTCCCAACTAATGTATCTCAAATTGATTTATCATACGATACTTCAGATACTATTGAAGAATATACCGTTGATTTCCAAGTCCAGTGGTGGCAAGCTGAAAGTAATGACCAAACTGGTACTGCTATTGTATAATAAATAGTAGAACAGTTTAAATCACTCACATATAATGGCAAAACTATTTGGATTCTCTATAGAGGATAATACTAAAAAATCACCAGGAGTGGTCTCCCCCGTACCTCAAAATAATGAGGACGGGGTTGACTATTATCTTACTAGTGGATTTTTTGGGTCTTATGTAGATATTGAAGGAGTATATAGAAGTGAATATGATTTAATTAAAAGATATCGAGAGATGGCATTGCATCCTGAAGTTGATGGTGCAATTGAAGATATTGTTAATGAGGCAATTGTAAGTGATACTAATGATAGTCCCGTTCAAATTGATCTGGACAATTTAAATGCTAGTGATGGACTTAAGAAAAAAATTAGAGAAGAATTTAAACATATTTTAGAGTTGATGGACTTTGATAAAAAAGCCCATGAAATTTATAGGAATTGGTATGTTGATGGTAGACTTTATTATCATAAAGTAATCGATTTAAAAAATCCACAAGAAGGAATTCAAGAATTGAGATATATTGATGCATTGAAAATGCGATATGTTAGACAGTCTTCCAAGGGTAAAAAAAATGATGGAAGACTTGGACCTAATGGTGAAAAAGATCCTATGGATTCTGCATTTCCAGATATTCAAGAATATTTTATTTACAATGCGTCAGTAAATCAAGTAGGAACAATCAATAATAGTTCAAATCAAGTAAATCAAGGAACAAAATTTTCAAAAGATTCTATTACCTTTTGTACTTCTGGTCTGGTCGATAGAAATAAAAATTTAACCCTATCATATTTGCATAAAGCAATTAAATCACTCAATCAACTTCGCATGATTGAGGATTCTTTGGTTATCTACAGATTATCAAGAGCACCAGAACGTAGAATTTTTTATATTGATGTTGGCAATTTGCCAAAAATGAAGGCAGAACAATATCTTCGTGATGTAATGATGAGATATCGTAACAAACTTGTTTACGATGCATCCACTGGAGAAATCCGTGATGATAAAAAATATATGAGTATGCTTGAAGATTTTTGGCTTCCTCGTCGTGAAGGTGGTAGGGGAACAGAAATTTCTACTCTTCCTGGTGGTCAAAACTTGGGAGAATTGAGTGATATAAAATATTTTCAAGAAAAATTATATCGTTCATTAAACGTACCATCTTCAAGAATTGGTGGTCAAGAAGGATTTAATCTAGGAAGATCTTCAGAAATTTTAAGAGATGAACTTAAGTTTACTAAGTTTGTTGGTAGGTTGAGAAAAAGATTCTCAAATATGTTCAGTGACATGTTAAGAACTCAACTCCTTCTTAAAAATATTGTTACTACAGAAGATTGGGAGTTAATGGAAGAGCATATTCAATATGACTTTTTATATGATAATCATTTTGCAGAACTAAAAGATGCAGAACTGATGACTGAAAGACTGAATATTGCAGCAACTGCAGAACCATATATTGGTAAGTATTATTCTCAAGATTACGTGCGTCGTAAGATTCTTCGCCAAACTGATGAAGAAATTATTGAGCAGGATAAACTTATCAAAAAAGAAATTGCTGCTGGGATTATTCCAGATCCAAATGCCCCTATCGATCCAGCAACTGGTCAACCTCTGACAGCAGATCAAAATCTTGGAGCACCAATTAATGAACCAAACTTGGATAGTCAAAGTAAAACTGTAGAACCTCCACAAATTTAAATTATGAATCGTTATCATAGATTTTTGGATATTAGGGATTATATTCCTAATATTGATACATCAAAGTATCAAACTGAAGGTATGAGATGGCCAGAATTCCATAAACAACTTCAATTTGAAGATTTAGGTAATGCTAAAATTTTACCCTGGTTGAATAGTTTAGGATTTACATCACACTGGATAGAATTTTTTTACACTCCACCACATGATGATGGTGTTATACATTCGGATAATGTTTATTATGCCGATTGGGCAAAACTAATATTTCAATTTGGTGCAAAAGGAAGTACCATGAGGTGGTGGACATCGGATATGGTTTTAAGAGTAAGCACCAGTGCTGAACAAGTTTGTTCAACAGTTATACCAGAACGCAATCAATACAGTGTTGGAGATAGAACTGATGACCATTATCATGGACAAGTTTTAGTTAGTAGAGAAGAATACTGTAAAAAAGAATATGAAGTGGAGATAGGATCATGTGGATTAGTGAATGTTGGACCATTGCATAGTTCACATAACCCAACAGATGAAAAAAGATTTACTATAACTATTGCATTAATTGATAAAAATAAAGATTATGAGCATAGGATTTTATGGGATGAAGCCTTAGAAGCATTTAAACCTTACATACTTGATTCTTCAATAGACCTTTTCGCCTCAAAATAAAGACAGTATGAGGATCATTTTTATCAAATTCTTTGAACTCAGTATCAACTTTATATTTACTATCAGAGCATTCAAGATAAAACGGATAATTTGTGTTCTCATCAAAAATGAACGCTCTTTGTAGTTTTAATACGTCAGATTCTATTGGGAAAAATATTTTACTAACATCTTCTGCTATTTTAAAAATAGACTCTTTATTATTAAACATAAAAGCAAAACTTCCTGCATGTAAAGTATGCCCATGCTTTCCTGTATCTAATATTTTTCCAGTTTTCATGTAATGACTTACTGATTTTTCAATTTCTCTGTAATGTTCACCAATAACTCCAGAGTCATTTTTAACATAATCAAATAGAGAATCATAGAATTTTCTATAAGTGATGTTTAAATTATTAAAAAAGTGCTTTGCAATTATTTGCGTATACCCAGCAATATGAAATTGAACTATTAACCAACCATACATGTATGCTTCAATAAGTTCAGCATTACTCATTGTATTTGTTTCCGATATTAATTCAATAACTTCTTTAATATCATATTCGTCATTACTGAATGACATATAATCTTCTGCTTTTATAGTTTTAATTCCAAAAACTTCTCTAGAAGTTGAACTATTTAATTCAGTATCACCAAACATTTGACAGAACCAAACATCAATAGATTCATGTTGTCCACACTCAAGAATTTTTGAGAAACCTTCCTTCCAACTATCTAGTGTTTCATCGGGAAGACCTAGAATGAGTTCAGTATAAGTTTTTACACCGTATTTTTTACTCTTTTCAATCTGCTCAGAAATTTTATTGATACTCATGTTTTTGCGCTTAATAGATTTAAGCGTTGGTTCATTCATAGTTTGAACACTTAGAGTTACACCTCTACTAATATCTCCAAGTATCTGTGCAATCTCAAAAATAACTTCGGTTGAATTTTTAGAATATTGGACATTAATTGCTTCTAACTTACCATTATCTGCTGCTTTTCTAAACAACTTTGCAATCTCAACATCACGTTCTTTGAACATACCAAAATTTGCATCTGCATTAAAAATAAAACCAACGTTGTTTTTTGATGCCCAATTAATATCTTCCTTAACTCGGGATATATCAAAATGCTTCACTTTTTGATAGGTCATTCCTCCCCAATCACAATAAGTACATCTATGAGGACAACCACGATTTGTTTCGATAGTCATAGACCATAAAACATTTGGGTTTTTTTCAATAATTTTGTCAAAAATTCCCATTTGATATGGACTTGGAAAATTTAAATTTTCTATTCTTTGCTTTACGTACAACCTATCAAAATCAGATCCAATTGCCAATTTCCTAAGAAGATCTAAAAATGCTTCTTCTCCCTCAGACACGATAATACAGTCAATAAAATCATAATCTAATAATTTTTTTGTTGCCTGTGGACCACCAAACTCTATAATACAATTTGGATACTTTTCTTTAATCAATTTTGCAATATGTAAGTTATATTGTTCATTCCAAATATAACAACTAAATGCACAGATTGCTGGATTATCCAATCTATCCAGTAGTTCTTTTGGATTTTCTCGCTTAAAAATTAAATCTTTTAATTCATATTCTTTATTAATATCTTCAAATTGATTGCAATATGCCCATAAACAACCTACGCTATATGGTAACCAATAAGTGTCTTCATTTCTAACTTCAACCGCGTATTGTGGTTGAAACATATAAAGGTTTTTCATAATTTTATAATAGTATTTTTATCCAATCCCTTACGTTTTAGTAACCACATATTATACCTTTCACTCTCTTCTCTTGCGTTACAAATATTGTAAGTAGTATCATAATCTTCCCAAGTATCTAGATCAAAAGGTAAATTTAATTCAATAGGATATTCTTGATCTGGATTATATACAAATTCTTTTTGCATGGTGAAAATAGATTCTTCAACTTCCCAACATTTGTAAATTAAATTAAATGTATGTTCTTTATTTTCCCAAAACAGATTGTAATCTGTTGCCATAGACATTTCTAATGCATGACCTGTACTGTCTATGACTTTTCCAGTAGTCATGTAATTGTATATTTTATTATACAGATTTTTATAGTGTTGTCCAAATATTATAGGATCATTTTTTATACTATCAAACAATTTATCATAAAATTGCCTATAGGAAATATTTTTTTTATTACGATAATATTTTGAGATTATTTGTGAGTAACCATTTATGTGAAATTGAACAATCATCCAACCATAGAGATATGCTTCGATCAGATCTTCAGTTGGCATAGTATTTGTTGCCTTAATAATTTCTACCGTCTCTTTTATCTCAACACAATCTTTTGTATTTGTAAATGAGACATAATCTTCTGCATGTACAGTTTCAATACCATAAACTTCTCTAGATAAGGCACTATTAAGTTCAGTATTACCAAATACTTGGCAAAACCAAACATCAATAGATTCATGTTGTCCACACTCAAGTAATGTACAAAGTCCTTCTTTCCAAGATTCTAAAGTTTCATCAGGAAGACCAAGAATAAGTTCAGAATATGTGCGAACTCCCCATTTTTTTGCAAGTTCCATATGACCCTTTAAATCTTTAATGTGAAGATTTTTTCTCTTAATTGCTTTAAGAGTTGGTTGGTTCATACTCTGGACACTTACAGTAACTCCACGTCTTGCAAATTCCCCCATTTCTTTTGTAATCTCAAAAACAACTTCATTTGAATTTTTAGAATACTGAAGAACGATATCTTCTATTTTACTATTTGTATGATCTGCTGCTTCTTTTAACATTTTAGCAATTTCCAAATCACGCTCAGCAAATATACCAAAATTTGCATCAGTCATCATTAGGAATGCAACATTATTATCACGAGCCCAATTAATATCATCTTGAACTCTTTGTAAATTAAATTTAGTAATTTTACTCATAGTTGTACCACCCCAATCACAATATGTACATCTATGGGGACATCCTCTATTAGATTCAATAACAGTTGCCCATAATGTATCTGGATTTTCAGAAACTATTTTGTCAAATAACCCTGATTGATATGGACTTGGGAATTCTAAGTCAGATATTCTACCCCTTTCATACACACTGGTTATTTTTTCTCCCAATGTAAGAGACCTAAGTAATTCTAAAAAGTTAACTTCACCATCACCACCAAGCATAATACAATCAATAAAATCATTATCTTCCAGCATTTTTTTTGTTGCTTGAGGTCCACCAAATTCAATAATACAATTTGGATATTTTTTCTTAATTAACTCTGCAATGGTTAGGCAATACTTCTCATTCCAAATGTAACAACTAAATGCACATAAAAAAGGATTTTCTAAACGATTCAATAATTTATCGGGATGTTCTCTTCTAAAAATAATATCTTTTAATTCATAGTTATTATTAATATCATCAAATTGACCACAATAACTCCATAAACAAGCAACACTATATGGTAACCAATAATTATCTTCTTTTCTTACTTCAACAGAGTACTGAGGTTGAAACAGATATACATTATTTTTCATACTTTAGTCTTTCTGTCAAAGCTTTATCGTAAAAATATTTATCGTTCCATCTACTAATATCTCTCTCCATCAATATATCATTATTTTTCCCAAAAGTAAAAAATTCATCTAAACTAAATTTATCCTTATCATTTTTCCACCATTCGTGATATGCCTCATAGCATTTTACAAAACTCATTTTGGGTTGCCAATTTAATTCACCAAATGGGCCTTGATGACTTATTCCAGCAAAATATGGATTAATTGGAATTAAAGGTAGTGAATAACATTTTCCAGATTGATTGATAAAATAATCTGGTCCCCCAGATGTGTCGGAATAGTCATTATTGTCATGTATTCCAGAGTTTCTATTAAGGTAAATTGAGTTAGCAATTTTATAATCAAATTTATATTTTCCATTCAAAATATGCAAATCTAAAAGTTTTTCAACATACTCTCTTTTCATAAGACATGCCCCTAAAGAGTATTCTTTTTGAGTTGGGTGTAAATAAAATCTAACTTTATAAGGACATTCATATCCTAATTGAACACAATCCCAATCATAGGGAAGACGTTCCATAAATTGATCCCAAGTAAAATGCCATGATTTAATCAATGATAAATCATAATCATCTTCCATAAAAACAAAATAAGGATCTTTTGTAGAATTAATCCATTCTTGTAAAAAATCTAAAATTAACGATGAGTACCAGTTTATCCATTGAGACGTTGAGGATTTATAATTACCGATTAAATTATTTAAAAATTGTTTTGGGGGACCATCTTTGGGGCAAGATAACATTTCAATCCTGGAATAATTTAGTCCAAATAAATTAAATTGATCCTCCATATATTTCTTTCTATCTTTTTTTCTGTCAACATTTGTATAATATATGTGTGGAAAATTTTTTAATTTATTATGCATGACAATGTTGCAATGCTTCTGTAAGTCTATTAGACAACTCAACTTGAGTTTCCAAATTATTCAGTAAAGAAGAGTCATTGATATTATAAAGTTCAAAATTGTGACCACGTTTATTTTTAAATAATTTACCAGTATTCAAGTATTGGGTTATTTGAGTTTTTGTTTCAATGTATTCATCTTTTACAGAATTGTCAAAAGATAAAATTACATCGGTCAATAATTCATAAAATTTTCTATAGTTCATTACGTTATCTTCAAATAAATCTTTAGACAATTGTTTTGTATGACCATTATAGTGAAAATAACGTATTACCCAAAAATACATATAAGCTTCAATCATCTCTTCAGTTGACATTGTGTTTGTTTTATTAACGATTACTGAGTATTCAACAAACCCATGATCTTCAGTGTCACCATCGATAGATTCAATTGGC